CGATGTTTGAGAGGCTGGCAGTGAAGTCGTAGATGAGAGCAAAGCCAGAGAAAGCGGCATTGAGCTTGAGGATAGTCGTATTCTGCCCTGCGCCAACGAGCTTGACGTTGTTGCCGGAGAAGTCGAGCTTTGCCCGAATGTCGTAGGTACCAGGCAGGATATATACCCAGCCTCCGCCGTCGGCCACCACAGCGTCAATAGCTTGCTGGATTTGCACCTCGTCAGAGGTACCGTCACAAATATATGTCGCGTCAGCGAACCCAACCGTCACGATAGAGAGACGAGTGTTGATCTCGGTCTGAATACCAGCCATGTACGCCTTGGTAGGAGTGAGCATGAACTTGTACTGTCGGCCGGTGATGTTGTGGGCGTGCGCCACGTTGTCAGAACCCTCGCCGTTGTAGGAATTGCCAGAGGCAGGACGCGTCACGGTGAGCGTGTCGCTTGTCCTTGCCGTCACGCGCACGATCTCCTTGAGAGGGTCGAGAGACGGGTTTTTGTAGTCAGTGGAGTTCCACCAGACGAGGTTATACGCCCCCTCCGTTGCCGGATCAGGGAAGTATGCGCCGTGACCGCTCGCAAGGACGATTGTTACGTCGTCGATGTCGTAGCCTGTCGTTATTGTTCCTACCGCGAAGTTTTTAATTGGGTCTAATGCCATATATTTGTTGTTAATTTTTTAATAATCTTGGCCGTTATTGCCAGCGTCCGGCACCGAGGCGACTATATCTCGGTCACGGTTCTTGTCCGTGAATATGTTTACGGTTGCCTCCAAGTCCCTATCGTATTTCAGCTCGTTCTCTGTGAGCGGTATAGGCTTCTCCTGGCCGCTCTTGTACTCGATAATGATACGACGTGCCAAAAGCTCATGAAAGACGCGTGGGAAGCCCGTATGCGTCTCGTCAGGGGCTTCTGCCATGTCGGTAGTCGACCCCATGCTTGGAATATCGCCAGGAAAGGCAATGATCCACATGCGTAGGCCGTTTGCGACGTCGGCAATGTCTGCGTCGTTCAAAATGTAAAGCTCGTCTCCATGAATGAAGTAGCCTGGCTTCTTTCCAGCCATGTATGCCTTGATTGCGGTGTCGTCAGTCGTAATGCCGATAGTGTTGAGGTCATATTCAACAAGTTTTTCGTAGTTTGTGCCGTCAAAGGTCGCCTCGAAATAGGTGATCTTCGACATGATGTCGGGGTCAAGCGGATATTTTCGCTTGCCAACCTCAAGGTCGTTCTCGATCACGATACCAAACGATTTTTCGTCAGCCTCGTTGACCTTGTTTGCGATTTCGTCCTTGAAAACATTTGCGATCACCAGCATGTCGGCGTCGGTAAAAGTCGACGAGTTGGTCTTCGTCTTTATTCTTACGTATGAGGCTAGGTTTGCTGGTGTCATGGTGTTTTTAATGGTTATTTTCCGATCCTGTCCCTGCCTCCCGTGTGAGAGGCAGAGCAGGACAAGAAGTGTCTGTTAAGCAGTGACAGTGAGTGCCGCCGGAGCCACAAAACTTGCGCGTGGAAGAACCACCGCACGAACAGTTGTAGAGGCGAGGTCGACCGCTCCGCCTGTGTTGTTTGCGAGTGTTGCTGTGACAGTATCCGTCGCAGTCACCTGTCCCGATACCACGAGGTCAACGACGTCCACGCCCATTGAAATGAGCACGAAGTCGCCGATTGCGGCACCAGTGACGGTGATGTCTTTGCTTTCCATATCGCCGTCAGCGATAGAGCCGGCGTTCCATGTAGCGGAACCCGTGAGGATACCAGCTAGAGTGGCTCGGATTGCGGTAATGTCCGCAAGAAATGCAGTCATGAGAGCTTTGAGGTCTGCATGATACTGCGTATTTGTGTCTGATATTTGAGGCATAGTTTTGTAATTTAATGATTAATGTTTTGAGGTTTCCGGCCTCGTCGCTTTCCCCCGTGAGAGGGAAAGAGCGAAGCAAGAAGCTCTTGTTAGAGCGACAATGCGTTCGGGTTGAACGGAAACGGAGTGCTAAAGAACACTGCGTTTGGAACAACGGTAGCGTCGTCGTACTCCGTAGTGCCTCCAACAAAGCCACCTGTGCCAGTTGGGTTCACGAGAACGAAGCCGATCACTACTTCTCCCGACGGGATAGTAGGCCACACGATTGCGCCAATAGTTGCCGCTTCTGTACCGTTACGCGGAGTAACAGTACCGTCAGCCGCCATGCACAAGACATGGACGTTGAACTTTGCGTTTGCAACGTTATTGGCAGTGGTCAATGTGATTTCGGCAGTGGTCTTTTTTACGAGAACACCGTCGATGAGCGCGTAGGTCGTGTTCGCAATCTTTGGCTTCGCCTTGCTCGATGAGCCAATGACGATACCAGCACTATTGAGGCACGAGTCTACCACCGCAGTTTGGAGCTTGAGCAAAGCGGCGCGAACGCCTGCGTCTGCCAGTCCTCCTACTGATGTGGTGATTGATTTAGCCATGTGTTTGGTGAATTAATGGGAATTAATAATTAGGTTCTTCCGGCCTCATCGCTCTGGCTTTTTAAGGCCAGAGAGTGAGGCAAGAAGTCCCTTGCGACTAACCGAGAGCGTTCTGCTTTGACTCGTTGAGATCGAGACGGAAATCGGCTCCGACTTCCGCGTTGATCTTGTAGTGGTTGGCAAGAAGCTCTGCGATAGAGCGAGGAACCATGATCATGACTCCCTTTTTCACCGAGTACTTGTACCCGTTGATGAAGCAGTCATGCACGGCACCTGGCTTTTCTCCCTCGAACAGAGGCACCATGAAGTGCACTTGTTCTTCTGCGTCGAGGATTGCCTTAGTCGAGCGAATGTCAGAGGCCGCGTCGTCCGCGACGTTTACTTTCGCTGGCGCAGGAGCCTTTGCAGGAGCAGTCGCCTTTTTAGGGGCTTCTACTTCCTCCTCGGCTTCCTCACTGTCTTCGGACTCGTCCTCATCGGTCGTTTCCTCGTCAGTGGTTTCCTCTGCGGTATCTTCCGCAGTATCCTCGTCTGCGTCTAACAGAGGATTTTTTGGCTCTTTTTCCTTTGCAGGAGCAGTCGCCTTTTTGACTGTCTTCTTGGTAGTTTCCTTTGCCATATATTTGGTCGTTAAGATTTGATTAATGGGGCTTTGGCTACCCTAGCCTCGACAGGCTAGAGCGTCGCTTAGGCGCTTACTGCGTGTTCGATACGAACGAGGAACGCGTCGTTGAGGATTTTAGCCACAAACGATGCTTTCCAGCCGGACGTAGCGCGCTGGTTGAGAGGGTCAGCAGTACCGGCAGAGCCAAGAGGCTTGACGATGTTCTGCATTGCCTCGCCAGAGATACGAGTAGTACCGTAGGCGTCCATTCCGAATACGAGAGTTGCATAGACGTCAATGCTTGCGGCACCGCCGGCTGTGAACACTTTAGCGTTCGGACTTTCAACGAAGCGAACTTCGTCGAGCTTACCAACTTCTCCCTCCATGAGGCCAGCAGTTGACGCGTACTTCTCTACAGAAGTCCAGCCAGTGAGAGCCTTAAGGTCGTAGGTAGTGTTCGGGTGAACGATACCGATGTACGACGCGTTAAGAGGGGTAGTGTTGTAACCAGTCGTTGCGTTGACCATTTTGGTCATGCGACGTGCCTTGTTGTTTCGGAGAAGACGTACTGTCTTCTGAACCAACACGAGGGTGATCAATTCACCGGCCGCAACCTGCGTTCGGAGAGTGTGACCTGAACCTGCGTAGTACACGTTGGTACCGGCCGCAAGGACGTCTCGAGTAAGCTGGTCAAGAGTATCTCCTGCCTGATCTCCAAGGATTTCTGCCGCTTCCATGAGCACAGGGTCTTGCGAGCTGTAGTCAAGGACGTCGGTAATGGTTACGAAGTCACCGTACTGCAGAACAGTTGCAGTGATGTCGGTAACTGAAAGCTGTGAGCCAGCCGGAGTAATACCCTCTGAAAGGGCTGTAGTAGCCGCAGTCAAGTTTCCGTATCGACGGAACTTAATAGTCGTGGTACCAGCCTTTCGGGGAATATCACGAACCTGCGCCCAGCGAGTGTGCAAGAACAACGGTACGGCACGGAACAAAAGAGTTCTGTCGTAGAAGTTATTGACCTCGGCTGGAATTGTGGTTGTAGTTGTAGCAGCCATTTTTTTTGTAATTTACTTAATAATACTAACGTTTCGATCCTTTCCCCTCTCTCGAAAGGAAAGGGTTAAGAGCGATTTATTCGCGAGGCTTGTTACGCAGAGCTTCTTGCTTTTCAGCAAACTCCTCTGGCGTCAAATCCCAGACGCCCTTTTCAGAGCCTCCACCTGCGGCGCTTCCGCCACCGGCTTGGGTTTCTTTCGCCTCGTCGCCTGCCTTTTTCGCTCGCTTTGCTCCGATCTTCAACAGATCATCGCCAGCGACCTCATAGAAAATGCTTTTAATGGGCATATTCTTGCGACTTTCGTGAGAGGCAAATTTCTTCACCTTTTCAGCGTAGGGCGCAAAGTCAGGATTTTGCTTGATGAAGTCAGCGATTTCATTCGCGTCCTCCTCTTGCATTTGCTTTTCAATGAACGGAGCAAGGACTTTCTTTACGACTTTGCCGACAGTTTTCTCATCGGCTTCGTCAATATCGTCGTCCTCACCGCTCTCATCGTCGGCACCATCGTCTTTCTTTCCCCGCAACCGG